CTACCATTTGGTAGAGGAACTTCCGTAGTGCTGCACATGATGTGATGCTGTGGTGGTAAGCGGCGCATCTTGGACAGCTTGGTGAACTGATCACCCATAGTCTTGAATGCGTCACGATTGTCTACTTCCCAGATAAACGGGGTAGTGTCTACGTCAACAGGATTACCATCTGCATCTGTGGCATTTACCATGTCCACTGTACCAAAGATAGCACGGACACGCTTGATTGATTTGATCAAGTCCTTCATGTTGTCGGGCAATGCCGCCCAATCTTTGATGAACCCCGCAGGTTTACCACAGTTGAAGCCACCGTCATTGTCCTTCATGTCACTGTTTAGATCGTTAGCCATTACAGTCTTTACGTAACGGTTAGCTGTGTTCTCATTACCCTTGATGAACTTCTTGTACATAAACCGCTGTAGGAAGGGGCGGATAGCCACACTCTCAGCGTAGTACGTAGGGCCATCGGGTATCTCCAGTTTGTATGTACCACCTGAGATGACCTCTACGTTCATCTTCTTACCACCAATCTCCTGTTGACCCATGATGGGTGTATGGTGAATACGCAACCGTGCAAGTGTGCTTGCCTTGCTACTTGTCTTAGGTGCGTCTGCCTCCATACCCATAGCCTTAGCCATTGCAGAGAAATTGTTGGTGTCGATTGTTGCTACTTCATTCATGTTTGTAGTCTCCTTTTGAATAAACGAAAGTTAGTTATATCATGCCACGTCTTTTGTGTCAAGCCAATTAGGACCGATCTTAGCCTCAAGTAGGAGTGGTATGTTGAAGTCTATACCCCACTTCCTATTGACGATAGGAATCAGCTTGTCGTTAGCTGCTGTAATTACTCGTAATACCATGTCCTCTTCATCTGGGTGTACGTCAATGACAATTGAGTCGTGCACCGTGTTTACTACGCAGCTGCGTAGCTTGTTTGCCGTTAATAGCTTATCAATGTATATCAGAGATATAGGTACTATGTCAGCAGTTGCGAAAGATTGTACGGGATAATTTTTAATCTGTGTGAAATATGTCACACCCCCATACCGTCTTCGTGTTACATCTGGAAAGGAAAACTCCCTACCGGATGGTGTAGTTATCGTTCCAGTGTTGAGTGCCTCTGTTGCAAGACGCTTGTGCCAGTCAGCTACACCAGAGTACTTAGTAGTGAACTGCTTGTAGTATGCAGCCTCTGCCTCTGACCTACCAAAACCACTAGCGCCATACAACGGAGCGAATGTGTGTGCCTTTGCTTCTTGACGTGACATAGGTTGACCTGCATCTGTAATAACCTGTGCAGTGTAACTGTGTACGTCAAATCCTGTGACCACCTCGTCAATCGCTGTCCTGTCTTGCGACAAGAATGCAGCAACACGGAACTCAAGCTGTGCGAAGTCGGCCTCCATGATTTTGCCACCTTCCCATCGTGACACAAACACTTTCTTCACAGGAAACGTACCACCACGTGGCATGTTCTGCATGTTAGGGTCTGCACCTGACAGTCTGCCTGTACCTGTACGATGTTGTAGTAAACGTACATGTAACAAGCCATCTGGTTTCATGTGAGTAGCTATACCCTCTACAAAACTACTTAGGTAAGTCTCAACAGCGGATAGTCTACGAACATTACGTAGGAACGTCTCAGCCTCTTTCATACCACGTGATCGTGCAATACCCTCCAAGAATATTAGGTTGTCTTTACCAGTACCAAAGCCATTAGCACTTACCCACTTAGCGTTTGGTGGGTTGAACTTCAGACCTGCAACGTGGCTGCGGTGATCAGTAAACGTATAGCCTGAAGCGTTACATGATGTGCATTTGTTTGGCTTGGCATATCGTGTACCGTCCTTCTTCTGTTTCCATGTCTGACCACTACCATTGCAGGTACTACACTGATTAGCTTTCTGCTTGTACAACTTCTTACTGTACCTGCTTACAGTGCTTCGATACTCAGAGTCTGACATGCGTTCATCGAACAAGTCTGCCCAAACCTTTTTGTCATCTGGCTTACGGCTGTAGATTACCCAAGACAATTGCTCTGGGCTGTTGAGGTTGATGGGTCTGTCACCCATAAGGTCTGCAGCCTGTTCCTCAAGTGCAATCTTTAGCATGTTGCGTTCACTCTCAAACTCCTGTCGAACTTTGTGGAGCGCAGTCAAGTCTACCTTGAAACCACGTTGATAGATACGTGCAAGGTGTATAGCTAGTTGATTGGTCAACTCTATGGTTGGCACTAGTGAAGTGCATTCCTCGTACTTCGTCTGCAAAGTAACGTACAACTGTTGAGTTGCATGTAGATCGTGTGACAAATACTCCGACAGTTCATCGTGAGGTATATCACGTGTGGAATATCCATTCTTGAAGTACTCCTTTAATGTGTCTTGTTTCTTTGTTGCAAGTTCGTAACGCTCTGCACAAGCCTCAAGGGATAGCGGTTGCTTCTGCCCTCGTTGTAGTACGTACTCACCTAGCATAGTGTCATATACATTACCATCATAGGTAAAGCCTGACTCCCACAACCACAACAGATCGTGTGGTGCGTTGTGTGCTATGAGCAAGGACGTGTTGTCCAGTGCATCTTGTACAATGCGGTGACCATTGGGGGTAGGTGCATGGTCTGCGTGATCAAACGTGACAATGGTTTCGACACCGTTGTCTTCTAACATACCTACCATCACCAACGTATTCTCTGGCTCAAACGGATCAAGGTGTAACTTGCCATTGCGTTTGACCGTTGTGTTTTCTACGTCAAGTGTTAGGTGTCTCATGTATTCTCCTCGTACTAGGACCAAACGTCCCATTCATCTGTCAACAATGTATCATTCTTGTAAACCCTGTCAAGAGCCTCTTCAAACTCTTTATCATTTGCGTATCTTTTCATTGCCTCAACCGCCTCTGTTACACTGAGATTACTTTCAATCATTGCGTTGTACAATTTAATTTCTGCTGCCTGTGATGCTGTACTCATAACTTCTCCTCTCCGTTTAGTTGATTGATCCTCATTTGACAGTACCTTTGAACTTTCTCTAAGTCAATGATCTCACTTTCTACCTGCGTCTTACCCTCATACATCTTGTATCCTGCACGACTAGCGTACTTAACGATGTTACCACGCCAGAACTCAAAGCTATTACGCATGATGTATGTGATAGGTTCGATCTTCCACCGTGCATAATGCTTGGGTTCATTCACGATGTCTGCTGTATGCTCTGCCAATATACTCTCCTTGAAGTCTTCCATCATTCTTCCTCCAGACAGAAGCCACACCATGTGTCCTTGCTTGCATTACCACAACTAACACACTTGCGCCACTTATTCTTTTCGTCACGATCTTTAGATGCCTTACGTTCCTCTGGTGTCATAGGTCTGATGTCACTAAAGTCTGCCTCCATAGGCCACTCATTGTCTGTCACGGCATAGCTCCTCATACTTGAAGAACAGCTGCTCAAACTTCCACTCATATAGCTGTTGCATACCCATCAAGGTGTTCATCATCTCATCGTGCGTAGGCTCACGTTCACCGTCACCTATCTGCTTGAACACCACCTCAAGGTCATTACATACACGCCAACAGTCCAATATCATTGGCTCTAAGTTATACAGTTTAGTCATCATCATCCTCCGTTAGTGCATCCCATGACACAGGGAATAGTTCAATCATCTTGTGGTCTATCTGCTTTGCTACCTCTCGTGTCTCTGCCTGTGTATCATCCTTGCAACGCAGGTTACACATGTCAGCGAAGGCATCAAGGCTACCTGACCAGTACCACTCAGTCATCATAGACTGTGGCAGTACCATACGTGCTTGCTCTGGAGCTACACCCTCAGACAGTAGGGTCTTGTAGGTAGACAACTGCCTGTGCCACTGTACCTCTTGGTCAAGAAGTATATTCACTGACCCCTCACTACCCTGCTTCTTATCGGCACTGCGTCCACGCCACACGTCAGGCTCATAGAACTCAGGCTCATCATCGACATACCTACGACTGATCTCATTCCAGCGTAGAAACTTATGCTTGACTAGCTGACGTGCTACAAAGACGGGAGCCTTAACATGGAAGGATGCAAAGCAATGTCCGAATGGACTGATGTGTTTGTGCTTGGCTAGGTAACGGATGAGCTTATCATCCTTCTTCTTGAGTTTAGGTGGACCCCAAGGATCGTCTTCCATCTCACTTGTCTTACCAAATGACACACGTGCTGCGTTGGCTACTGTTAGATCGTTACCCATGTGGGCAATGTATGTTGCTTTAATCATCTACCCGTACCCCAATACATTCTACCGTTTCATTCTTGTCGTTGACCATGACTGATGCGTCTCTCAGTCCAGTCTTACATAAGGTTTCATTGTCATATGTACCCAAGTGGTAATAGCTAACGCCGTTCTCTGGTACTAAGACAAGCCACAACAATATCCATACTGTATTAGTCACGTGTCACCTCCTTCAATACTTCTCTAGCCTGTTGTTCCGTTAGTCTGAACCATTCACCGTTATCAACTTTGTTCCACGGTTTACCTGTCATTCGTGCAGCAATCAAGTGTGCCTTGCGTTCAGCTGCATTGACATCATCAAAGTATTGAGAGTACACAATCCAGTAATCACGCAGCGGTGAGTTGGTTTGGTAGCTACGCAACCTATCGTTTGCATCAATGGCTCTACCTATCTTGACCCACTCAGGCCAAGCCTTGTTGGTAATTACGTAGACGTACCCTTCTTGTGCACCATCTTCCGTCATATCACGAAAGGCATCTATGTCCTCTTGTGTAATCATTGTATTGCCTCCTCCACTTCCTCAAGTGCCTCATCAATCTCTACTACTACATCTGCAAGTTGATTGTGCTTATCAATCATTTCGAGCAGTGCCACTTGAAACGTAGCCATATTCTCTCGTTGCTTGTGTTGATCCCAAAGTACAAAACCTATACACAGCATGAACCCAATCTCTATGAGCGTTGATATGTCAATCATGATACGTACCGTGCAATCTTGTACTCCAAGTCGGTGTGTACAATACCGTGCCAACCGGACAACTTGTTCTTAACTACGTTGATGTGGCGTTGGTTGTCTTCTTCTTCCTGCCCCTCAACTGTAGGGTTCTTGGAGATCATGATCATCAAGTCTGCCTCTGCAGCTTTACCTGTACGTGAACCCTCCATCATGGCTTGGTTGAGTACAACCTTACCCTCTGCCTCTGCCGATAGCTGAGACATGTAGAATACTGCACAGTCTTGTTGCTTGGCAATCTGTCTGGCATGAATAGCGTTAGCCTTGAGTGCTTCGTCAGGTCGTGAGAAGCCAGCGGTACGTGCAAACTTGTCACCCATGTCCAGTATAACTACATCAGGTTTGTATGACTTGCACACTGACTCAACCCAGTTCATGTCACGTCCCGTTGCATCTTTGAACATGATCTTGTCACGTATCTTGGCAAAGATTGCCATAGCCTGTGTCTTGTTCTTAACAATCTCGTGCTTGTCCATACCTGTAGCTGCCGTGATGTAGCGGTGAGCTACACGGTGGTAGCCTTCCTCATTACACAGTACAACTACCTTAGCACCCTGCCATGCAAAGCCGTTAGGTCCAGCCACAAGTGAGGCATGAAAGGATGTCTTACCTGTGTTAGGTCTGGCACCTACCTCAATGAGGTGACCAGCATTGATGCCCTCAACCTTACGTGTCAACGTAGGGATGTTGAATGTCCACTGTGACTCAAGGTCAGTCATTGCAATGATTGTATCTAGGTCAATGTCCTCCCACTCAACCTTGAGGTTGGGAGTGAAGTCATCACCGTATTGCTCAAGCATCTGACGTAGTGGGTCAAGGCTAGACTTGCTACCATTTACATAGTCAAAGCCAAGGTTGGCAATATCTTCACCCACCACCTGTTGGAATAGTTTTGATAGCACTTCCTGTGCTACGTCACTACCCATAGGCTGCTCCTTGCTCACTTGCTGGAACAAGTGGCTGTATGCCTGCTTCTGTGCCGTTGTGAGGGTGGGGTTGTTCGCCATGAACAGAGCCTCAATCTCTGCTGGTGTTACGGTACGCTCATACCGATCCATAGCTGTGTCGATTGCTTGCTTGATCTTACGTACATCTTTACTAAAGAGTCGATCAGGACAACGTGCACCACGATGGTCATCGTAGAATGTTTTGTCCATCAGGCTTCGGATAAGGGATAGTTCCATTGGGTCAGTCTCCTAGTGCTGAAAGGTTTGCCATGTCGGTTGGCATTCGGTATTTGATGTCATCTTGTAGCCGCAACACCTTCACTGTGTCAACGTAGCCACGTAATTCCTTTGCAAATTGCAGTGTCTTGGGTAGTGCGTCAGGGTCTAGTGCAATTATTGCCGTTGAAAACTGCGATAAGTACTCCTTGTGTCCATTAGACAACGATGTACCCAACACTGCTACCCCAACATATACACCACCATCACCTATAACGGCAGCACTTATGCAGTCTTCAACGACTACTGCAGTTCTACCACGTCCAGAACTGTATGGCAATACACTTTTTCCATACCGTTTCCACTTAGGTATACGATTACCCAGCGATCTGCCCGTGGCATCTACAGTAAC